CATCGGAAAAGTGGTGGATGGCTGCACGCTGGGTCTCCACGATTCGGTACTCGAATCGCTTCTTGATCTGACTGACCGCACGGCGGTTGGTGCGCCTTCCGGTGACTTTCTTCATAGTTTCGAGGAACGGAAACGAAGTACGCGGGTACATGCCCTGGAGGAGCGCGGATTGAAATTCACGCGCTCGACTTTCGATGGGTTGCCGCTTCGAACCTGGCAAGTCTCCGCGGCAGGTGCCGGAAGCTCGCAACAATACGCCCAGATTGAGTACGGGGCGGTAGATTCCTTCTTCGTCTAGCACCGGGGAGTACTTCAAAAATTGGATATCCTCTGGCTTGGTGCAGAGGTCTTCTCCCTTGAAGCCGGTGACTATGTATCCGCATTTTTCTGCGTGTGCTTCGAAATAAGCAGCCAACTCCTCGTCCTCATAATCTCTGTCCTCAAGCGTGAGTACAGCTCTCGATAGGCATAAGCCTATGAAGGTGTTCGCGAGGTTGTTGATTAGAGTCGTCAGGGTCGAGCCCGAATATAAAGTGGGATGCTCGAAAGTACCCACGACCTTGTTCTTCGGGTTGCTTTTAGATCGAATCTCGATGGGCAGCTTGCACTGCTCCACAAGTATCTCCATAAATTCACGTAAGTGAGGCGGGGTGATCTGAATGAGCGCTTCGAACATTTTGGGTCCATGTGAAGCGTCACACTTTGAGATGTCAAGATTGTAGTACCTAACTTGACCCCGGTGACGAAAGGAGAAACACGAATCGTCAGAAAAATATACCATGTAAAACTTGCCTAGTGGATTCAGCAAGCTATCAAAGACACCTTGGAGTCGATCGATCGCAGGCGTAGAGCAGAAGGCGATAGTGCCTCCGTTCACCTGCAAAGGATTTTCATCTTGTGCCACTTTCATGAGCTTTGTGAGCACAAACCCCTGGAGTGAGGCTGCAACTCCCAAATCGCCAATCATTCGCGGAACTTTGCCGGGCTTGGCAATCTCGTCTCGCTTCATCTTGTAAAGAACTTTCTTCAACCACAAGCGGTAAAACCGCTCGCCGGTCTCGTTAAGCTCTTCCCATGCTTGCACCCGCAAAGCTTTCTTGATATGCGGGTCATCATGGTGTTCCAAGGCTGCCTCCTCGATCGATTGGAA